ATGAATAGAGGGGGTGTATATTTCGGGACCCCCCTGGCCATTCAAATTTAACGCTCACTGGCTTTCAATTCATCTCGTATAACCTTTTCATAAACGTTTAAAGGATCAATTTCAATCAATCGATCAATTGCACGTTCAATTTCATCATTTTCTTCTTTATTTGTCATTCCATCAAACGTATTAGCGATTCGAGCAAGCTTATTGCAAGTGTAATAACCTTTTTCAATGTCAAACAAGAACCAATTTTCGAAATCATCTAAACAATCAAAAGGATTGTCAATTGTTGTTATTCCAATTCTTTTCATATATTTATTCTCCTTTCAAATATTTAGATACAGCAGAAGTTGAAATGTTCATCTTATTAGCAATTTGTTGTAAAGTAAAGTTAGAGTTAGCCAAGCTTTTAATTCTATTAATTTGTGCTTGACTTAATCCAGTTTTATTCTTTGGCATTGCTCGCTCTCTTAAAGATTCTGGATCAGTATATTCTAATATTTTCTTTAATTTATTATCACTAATTGCACCAGCTTGAATTGCTTCCCATTCTTTATCTGAGATAACAATAGCACGATTCTTTCTTGTAATTGTTCCAACTTCATTTCTATATTTAGATAAAAGTTGTTGAGACATTTTTCTTTTATCTTCGTCTTTCATTTCAGGGTTTTCTTTAATTCTATTAGCTTTTTCAACATTACTTAATCGTAAAGCAGCCCTTTCTTTAGGTGAATTTTTACGAGCCTCGTTAAGACGTGCCTCTAATGCCGATACCTCTTTTGCATATATTTTTTTAGCAGCGGGGCTAGTCTGTAACAATTCTGTATAAACCATTTCTTTACGAGCTTTATTGGCTAGGGATTTCATACTATTTGCATAGTCGGCGTATAATAATTCCATCTTATGCCTATTATCTGAAACTAAAGTGTTAGCATCATCAGTTTCCGCCATTTTAGTCGATTTAAATGTTCGGGCTTTCTTACGATAAGTTATAGACCCGTCTTTATTTGTAAAAGTTATTTCCCCTGTTTTATCATTTATTTTAGGGACGGGGTCAAATTTAGCATGACCCCCCTCGTCATTTCGATGGTATGTTATTTTCTTTCCAGATTCAGTATAAATAGTAATCATACCTGTCTTTTTGTCTAAAGTACTATCGGCATAGTATAAATCTTTTGGTTTAGCGGGGGTATAAATCAAAGCGCCCTCCTCCTTACTTGGATCATACCAATCTTTACCTTTTTGATTTATTTTTGGTTGTCCTCGTCTCTTTAATACATCTATTCTTCCTTTAGCTTTAGAAATTATTGTTGAAGCACCACCATATTCTACTTCTCCATTCTCATTTACAGAACGTTGATACTTTCTTTTTAAAGCTGAAATATTATTATCTATTTCACTTTGTTTATAATCAAGTTTATGTTTTTCAGCATCAATAACAACCATTGAATGTCTAACAGCTCTTGCTAATTCATCATCATTAGCTCCTAATAAAGTCATATCACTTATTAAATTAGAAATTCTTCCCATTTGATTGTTAGTATTTCTCATTATACGGAATTCTTTTCCATTTCTATAGTAGTGGGTATTTCCATCTTTATCTACCCTAGGTGGTTCGTCATATTGATATGATTTACTATCAAATCCTTTTAAACCATCTAATTGCTCTCTATTAGCTATTTTAACTTTACCTCGTTTATCATGTGTAGGAATAACCATAACTGTATCGCCATCGAAATCAGCACCAGACAAACGATCTGCTACTTTTTTATTTATTCCAATAGCATCTATACTATCTGTTCCTATTACTTTTCTAGCACTAACATCTTTATTATTTACTGTAAGAATTGGTATTTCAAATTTACCACCATGAGGATATCTTATTAGTGCTACTTTAGTTCCTTCTTTGTATTGAGGAGCGTAAACTTCTTTTTCTGTTAAAGTATTAACAGGTATAATAACATGATACTTTTGACCAGGTAAAGCAGCAGCTTTTAAATCAACAGCTGCAGCATCACATTCTGATGCAAATTTATCTAAATAATATTTTTTTATTGTAGGATTAGTTAAAGATTTAATTTCGTCAAACTCTGCTAACTTATCTGCTTTAGCTAAATCTAATTGTTTTTTAGCCATATATTCTGTTTGTTTAGATAAGAATTGAGAAGGTAAAGCATCTTTCCATTTTGTCCAATCACTTTCGTCAGCTCTCTTATTAATCAAACCTAATTTAGCATTTTTACTTTCAGCTTTAGAAGTTAAACGTTGACCTGTTTTAGAATCATACCAATATTGTCCACCTTGATCTATATCTTTTATAGATGAACCAAATGGATTATCAGGATCATTTGAAATCTTCTTAAAAGCATCTTCTCTAGCATTTTTGTTTGAATTAAATACTATATCGTATCCATCAGGAATATTATCTGAATAAACAGCCATTCCTTTTAAATATTTATTTTTATCTACTAATATACGAACTTGAGCATATCTTGATTCTCCTAATGATAAATCAGGAACTCCTCTTCGTATTTCTATTAAACCATCTTTTTGTTCTCCTTTAAGTCCATCAGGACCAATTTCATTTTTCAATACAACTTTTATTCTTCTAGAATCCATACTTTCAGGATAATTAAATTTCTTTTCAAAAGTTTCACCATTATCTCTACTAATATATTCTTTTATAGAATGAATTTTATCATATTGATAAATCTCTTTTGGAACTTTCTTTCCTGGATCTGGTTTAATATCTTTATCACATAATATTTTTTGTGTAGTTTGTTTATCTTTATTTGTAGGCTGGGGTATTCTTCCGTTATATACTCCATACCCTTCGCTTTGTAATATATACAATGCTGTATCAAGTTTTGTTCTAGATATACCTAAATCTATTTCTGTATCAACACCAACGTCTATCATTTTCTTTTCTTTAACTTGTTCTTTTAAGAAATTAGCCGTTTCTTTAGCAGCCATCATATTCTTTTTAGATTGTTCATTAAATAAAGAACGAACACTAGATTCTGATATACCACCCATTCTTTTTCCTATTTCTGTATTATTAAGATGTTCTTTATCTCTTAATCTTTCAGCAGTAGCAACTTGATTTATTCTTCTTTCATTAAGACATAGAGTCTTTTCCATACGATATTCTTTTACAGATAAACCAAATTCTTTTTCGATATTTGTAGGAGTTTCTTTCCATCCATTTTCTTTTAATCTAGAAATTCTTGCTAAAAAATCTAATGAATGTTGATAAGGATCTTCTCCTGATCCCCAAGGATATCTACCAGAATGTCCGCCATCTAAATGTCCTTTTCCATAATGTTCTAAGAATTCTCCTTCAGACATCTTAGAGCTTCCATAATAAGAAGCTATTTCTTTAGCTATAGGATTCACTATTACATCCTCCCTTCATTATCAATTAAAATATTATTTAAATGAACTATTTTATCCATTATAGGTACAATATCTTCAGCAGTCGGATTATGTACTATAACTTCATCATTTTGATATATTCTTAATTCTATATCGATTTCACTTGGTTTAACTTTATATTCTAAACAAAATAAAGCAGCATATATTTCTAATTGTTCCATATGTGCTGGTTTTGCTCCTGTTTTTAAATCATGTATTCTTAGAAACTTATTTCTAAAACATATAGAATCAGCCGTCCCAAAAAAATATTCTGAATAAAATAGAACAACTTCTGGAGACATCTTAAATCCTATAGCATCGTTTACATAATTATAAATTGTTTTTTTAGACTTAGGTTGTTTTATTCCTAATTGAATTGTATTCTTAGCCCATTCATGTAATATAGTTCCCATTTCAGCGGCTTTAAGATTTTTATAAACTTCTACGGCTTTATCGTCATCATAACGAAGCCAACTTGATTTACTAGCGCCAAACGGTGCATGTAAACCTTCTAAATTTTCATGCTTATTAAATACCATATACTATTATCCTTTCATATTTTATTTTTTGAAAACTTTAGTAAGCTCTTTTAAAACTTCATCTTTATTCTCGGGATATATAAATCTCGAAAAGGACATCTCATTCATTTTATTAACATAATATTCTTGATTAGGCTGCTTCGATGCTTTTTTACTTCTTTTGTTTTCAAGAGTAGCCCATTTATTATTATATAAAACCAAAAGATCAGGTAAACCTTGAATATCATTACAATCTAATTTTGTAACTATACATCCTGGAAATTTTTCTTTAAGTTCTTTTTTTAAATCTGATTGGAATTTAGATTCTTTCATAAATATAAACTCCTTTCATATGTTAAAATATAAATGAAAAGAGAATGTGTATCAAATACGATAAGCATTTACTAATCGTTAAAAAGTACATTCTCTATCTCTCCATAAAAGGGCGTGTTTTTCGCGCGAGAAAAAGAAAAGAACTAAAATCTCTTAAACCAAAAATCATCAACCGAACAATCTAAAACCATCGCTATCTTTTTTAAAGTTATAGCATTTGGAATAGAACGTCCAGTCATATATCTACTAATCATTGGTTGAGTACTATTAATTCTTCTCGCTAATTCACTTTCATCAATTCCTTTTCTACACATTAAAATATAAAGACGATCTTTGAGCTCATTTCTTAAAATTTCATCTGTGGGGGTTGTTTTCAAATTCGATACTCCATGACTAATGTTTGAATAAGTATCATATATTACTTCTTCACCATCTTTAAATCTTATTAATAAATCGTAATCGTTCATAGCTATCGCTTTATCAATATCTCGTTCATTTATTCCTGGATATTTGTTTAAAACATATTTTAATAAAAAATCTGTAGTTTCATAAGAGTTCATAAAAATACCTCCAAATTAAGTTACTGGTCAAAAACCCACTTTTTTTTCTTATTTCTTTTATATTTAAAAAAATATATAATATATTATATAAATTTTTATTTTTATACTAATAGAATTTAAAAGTGGGAAAGTGGGCAAAAACGATTAAAACCCTTATATACCAAGGACTTTTACTGGTCAAATCCTTAAAAATATTTGGCCAAAAGCCCACTTTTTTTGACCAAAATGATTTTTTCAATTTTTTCATTTTTTTAAAAAGCCCACTTTTTTTGGCCAAAAGCCCACTTTTTTTAGTAAAAGTGGCCAGAAATTTTTAATCATTTTTAGATGATTTTTGTAATATTTCTTCTATTTCTCCGTCCTTATACTGACGATTTTTATAAGGAGCCTGTAATTGTTTTTCTGTTTTATAAAGTTCTGTCATCATAAATTGTCTATTATTACTAGATATTAATTTAGTTTTATGTTCATTAAACTTAGATAATATAGTCATATCATTTTTAATTCGTCTACGTTCTATACGTAATTTTTTTAATTCTACAATATATTTATAAGCCCATAAAACACTTATCTTATTATATTCAATATAATGTAATAAATCTTGAATTCTTAAATCAACTTCCGATAATCTATCACCTAATTTTTCAGAATATTGTTCAATCTCATTTAAACTATTTGTTATCTCTTGAAGAGATTTTATTATCTCCATTTACATCACCATTTTTCTTTATTGTCTTTTTATTTTTTCATTATATTTATTAAACCAAGAATATAATTCTAACATACATTGCTTACATAAATCTAAACGTTTATGAGTATAATATCGTCCATCATAATCTACATTGGTAAACATTATTGAGTTAGCATCTTTATCATTATCTTCTAAACCATACTCATCATAATATTTATCACATCTTTCACATTTCCTTGCTCTTGCCATTTTTTAACTCCTTATTAATTTTTACTTGAGCTTCATAACGATTTTTCCACCAAGTGGCATTATCATTTGCTTCTTTAATCATTTCATCCATTTCTTCTAATTCACATAACATACGATTTACTACTTCAACGGGTATAACATATGTACCCCCACTTTGCCAATACATTTCGATATCAGCAGAATTAGTATATTCGTAATTATTCATTATTAACAACTTCTATCTTTTCAATAGGAGATTGATGACATTTACCAACAGAATATAAACCTACTCTCTTACCATAATAAATTTTAATATCTTTTCCAATTAATTCTTGTGAATATTTAGCTAATTCTTCATCTTCAATACAATATTTTTCTTGTTCAGTTTCACTCGTCTTTAAATATAAAGCTGTAGTACCGAAAAAGTTTTTATCAACGCTTGTAACTTTTCCTTGAGTAATTCCTGATGATTTATCAAGAACTAAGAAAAACATACAAACCATTATTCCAATAGCAAATATCATAGCTAATAAAACTTCTACAAAAAATTGAGTATCATTATCTTCATAAGCAATACAAGCTAAAATAATTCCTCCAATAAATACAATACATATTAATATAATAAATATAAAATCTAACCATACCATAATTAATTACCTCTTTCTTTTTAATCTTCATTCATCCATTCTATAAATTTATCACTATTAATTAATTTTTCATACATACCCTCATCGATAATGAATTGCTTTAAAATTTTATGTTCTTTCGAAATTTCTAATAATGTTTCTATTCTAGGAAATAAAGCTCTGCATTTTTGAAAAATATAAATAATTTTATTATATTGTTCTTCGGTGAAACATCTGTATTTAGATGAAATAATATCTTCGGGATTATACAGTAACTCCAAAATTTCCGTTAGGTCTTCTGTAGTTAACTCCTTCTCTTTTTTCATATTTTCTCCTTTTCTTTTTTGACTGTTTTTTAATTTCATTTCTAACAGCCATTCTAAATTCTTCTTTTTCACATTGTTTGTCATGCACTTTTTGTTTTTCTATATCATAATATAATCTACCACCACACCAATTACATATAAAATAATCACAATTTTTGAATACTCTAATAATGACACTATGTCCACAACGACATTTTCTTTTTGCCTTAGATAAATTATCATCAATAGTCCTATTAACATTTCTGTATAAACACATTAGTATCAACACCTCACTTTTAATTATCTTTTTTGATTTTTCTAATAGGTTTCTTTTTAATTTCCATTTTTTCAAAATTGACAGGTTTTCTAGAATGTAAATTTACAGGGTTAGATAAACATTCATTACAGGGTTCCTGATCATATTTTGTTCTTTTGAATTTACAAATTTTACAATATTCATCAAATTCAACAAATTTATTAGGATATTCCATAATACCTCCTTATTTTATTTTTTTGAAAAAATTATTATATCGTTCTGTTTTTTCGGTTAAAATTTCTTCTTCTGTTTTTTCTTCTTGTTTTTCTTTTTCTTTTTTAATATATTCTTGTCCTTTGTCAGTGATACACATTATTAAAACTATAAGTACCATACCTCCAACTAATAGTCCAACACATGTTACGATACATTCGCATACTCCCATAATACTACTCCTTTCTTAAATTACTTCAATATTATCAGTAGATGTAATATTTTCATTAGTAGTTCTAGATAATCCTAATAAATGTGAATTATCTAAAAAATTCTCACTTAAAACTTTAATACCATATCTACAAGCAGTTTCATATTCAATGATGCATCCTCTAGATCTTCTCCAATCCCCTATAAATATAACAGCATCAGCTTCACACATTTTCATAATACTTTTACTTAATAAATATAATCCTGCTCTATCATTATTAGGAACATTATCTTCGAAAAAAGTATCTATTACTTCTATATGAAGTTTATTTAAGCCTTTAATAACTCTTTCTCTTTCTTTTAAAATTTCTTCTTTACTTCTGTCCTTCATTGGTTGAGATATCATTACTTTCATTTTTACCTCCATTATAAATATCTTTATTCATATATTTATCATATTCCATATAATATTTCCTAAACTCTTTATAACCTCTAGGCTCTATTATTTGTTTTGTAGGAACCCAATATCTTAAGACTTTTGAGTTTCCATCAAACATTTCTAACATCTCATAAGAATTACATGTAAATATAAATCTTACAATTCTATAAGGGTGTTTTTCTAATTCTTGATTGATAATAGATAACCATTGATGAATTATCATATGTAATTTATCATAAGACAATCCACTATCTAATTCATCGATCATAACATAAATTGGTTTATCATTCGTAAGTAATTGTTTTAATACTTCACTGTTACACCATTCAAAAAACGAATCGGTAATTCTTTCACCTTCAGAATGAAAAGCACAAGCCAATTTATATGGATCCCAATCCCAACTAGCTTTAGTAACAATATCATCATGTTTGTTAGAATATTTAATATAATTAACACCATTCTTTTTACATTCATGTTCTATTGTCATTATTGACATTGTTTTGCCAGTTCCATTAGGACCTAATAAAATAGTGATAGGGGTTAAAATATCATTAAACTCCACCACTCTATAATAATCAGGATGTTGTTTCTTTCTATTACAAAACGTACGTAATTTTACATCCATATTACACCACCATTAGGCTGTTCTTTCATATTTTTTTCAATTTCTTTAGCTAATTTTTCAGCACGTTTAGCAGCTGGACTATTTGGTATATCCATTTCTGCTATTTCTTTTTTAAACATTTCGCCAACAGTTAAAGGTTTTTCTCCAGTACAAATAGATTTCATTTGAAACTTATATTCTTCAGGTACATTGAAAACTATATAAGAATATGTAGAATCAAAATCGTCATCATAATCTGTTATAAACATGTCATGTATTCTAACTTTTTTATACATATCTTGATAATCAATTCTATTTGAACCACCACAACGTGTATATACTATTATTTTATCTCCAGTCTCATTTAAAAATACGTCTCTAAATCTACAAAAAGTATCTCTTGTCAATCCTAAAGATTCTAATAAATAATCTGTATATACATTTTCACCAAATAATCTAGTATATAAACTCATAACTATTCCTCTTCGAATTCATCTTCAGCTACTATATAACCTAGATTACCAACTTTTCCATAATATAATTTTTTATTGAAATTTTTATCGAAATCAGACCTTCTATCTATAAAATTTTTACAAGCCCAATTACCTTCTAATGATAAATAAAAAACCTCTTCAGCATCTAATGTTGAAGAAATTTCTTTATCTATTTTAAATACTTTACCACCGATACCTTGATGTGTTACACTTTTTTTAATAATTCTCGTTTCCATATTAATTCTCCTTTCTATAAATATTATAAACCTAGAATGTTATTAGAATCATAACCTTCAAATTCATCTTCAGCCATAATATAACCTAATATACCAACTTTCCCATAATATAAATTATGTGGAAAATCAATATCAAAATCTTTTCTTCTAGATAAAAATGCTTGACATATCATATTGCCACCAATTGCTCTATTATAAATGCTTTCTGGTGTTAATTTTTTCGAAGCATCACTATCTATTATAAAAGTTTGACCGCCAATATTTTTATAATCAATATCTTTTTTAATAATTTTTGTTTCCATTTAAATCTCCTTTTACCAATTAACATATTTTAATTCATTAAATTTTCTTTTTTGACTTAATGCTTTTGATATAGCTAAATCAATACCACTTCTACTTTTTAAATGATAAAAATATAAATCTGTATAGGGGGTATTTAATCTATCTATACGTCCACATGCTTGAGTTAAAATTTTATATGAATAATTAAGGCTGTAAAATATAATAGTGTCCGTTGTAATACAATTCCAACCTTCTGCACCCGCAGTATATTGGACCAAATATATCCAACGTGATCCTGTAGGTATCTCCTGATGTTTGTGTCCGTTCCATTCTGCTATTTCTACCTCCTCATTTAAACCATATTCTGTATGTAAATTCTTTAAAATATCAAGTTCATAATCAAAATTATAAAATATTATAGCTTTAGGACATTTTTCTAATAATTCCATTAAAGCTACAATTCTCGAATCATCTTCGTTAACAATTCTTCTTAAAATATAACATAGATCACTAGGATGTTCAATTGGTAAATCTTTATAAGGATCCCATCTATTTCTCATAGTATCTCTAAATTTTATTTTATCATAATTAGCATAAACATCTATATGATGAGGAATTGTTTGACGTTTAAAATCCATATCTATCAAAATATCATTTCGTTGACGAATCAATCGTCCTACATTAATATATCTATCAATCTTAGGATATTTTGTAAATCTTGAAAATATAACATGTTCTCTGTTAAATTCTGTTTTGTTTTTATAAAAACCGTTTGCTATAAAAACTGGAATATAATCAGACCAATTGTCACCTGGAGTAGCACTTAATAATATCCATTCATTATGTTTGGTTATTTTTAAGAATGCTTTAACCCAGGCTCCTGATCCTACAACCCTCTGTTCATCAAATATAAAGAAAGCCTCTTGAATGTCTTGGTATTTTTTAATATTATTCCAACTATCTACGATAACATTGGCGACGTATCGTTTTGTTTGTTTTTCACCAGTCGATAGGAGAAAATGTGCAAGTTCTCCTTCCCATTCAAGAGTATCACGCTTTCTTGCGGTGGTAATAATGTATAAATCCTTAGCCCGGGGTATAATAGGCTGAAATATAGGTTCCATACTCCCACCTTGTTTTATGAAGTAATAATAAAGAGCAGTTCTAGATTTACCAGAACCAACACCTCCATTTAATATACAACCATTTTTCATTTCATTAACGGCTTTCTTTTGATAATCATATAAAAAAGGTTTTTTTACCAAAATATCACCTTCTATGATAATAAGTTCCTGGTTCTAATGTATCTCCAAAAATATAAGAAGAAAGATTTCCAGTTCTTTGATCATATTTTACTATATAACATAATTCTTCATTTTTAGAAGTGATTAAAGTTATTTCTTGACTTTCGTCAGCCATACTAATATTTTTTACTATTACATCATCATCTGTTATTGGATTATAAATATCAACATATCTATTATAATACTCAACAACCATTCTAATGCAAATATCAATTAAAGCATATGTATCCATAGAAACCCCTAACCTTTATCCAATTCTTCTTTTATTAAATCTAGTATTTCTTCAACTCTAAATCTTGAACCTTGACTCATTCTAATATTATCTTTATGTTGGTAATACCATTCAAATAATTCATAAAGATTTTTATCTCTCCATCCAAAACTCCACCAATCACAAATCATTTCAATTATATATTGATCAGGTATATCAATATACATTTCCTTTTCTAATGGATTTGGATCATCATTTAATAATATCCAATATTGCCAATGATGAGGATTATTATGAATATGATGTAACCAAGCTAAATTAAAATCATTAACAACTTTGTATGATCTATTATTTCCATAAAAATATCTATCATACGCATCATATTCTTCTTTATCATTTTTAGATGCATCATGACCGTAAGTAATCTGATATTCTACATCTTTTTGTAATTGCATATCATAACGACCTGCATTGTCTTCAAACACACTTGGTACATGTTCGACTATCCAATTAAAAGCTTTTAAAACATTTGCTCTATGTTCTTTAAGATATTCATCATATATAACACTCATAATTATATCCTCCCTTTAAAATCTATTTTTTTAAATAAGTTTGTATTTAAACGTGAATTATTTAAATTGTAAATTATCTCGCAATAAACATCTTTAATTTTAGGTAATCTAAATATCATACGATAACATTTTTCTTTCTCATCATCAAAAAATCCAATAATATCAACATTATCTTCTAAATAATCCATATTACCTTTGATTGATTCTAAATATAATCTAAAATATTGTTTTGACAATTGTTTGCCAACGTTTACTATATCACCTTTTTTCATTTTAATTTTACATCCTTTCAAAATATATACATTTAATTATAGATATGGAAGAGGAATCTTTTCGATTTCAGCTCTTATTTCTAATTCTTTTAAATAATTTCCCATATAATAAGCTTGATCCTCTAAAATTGTAACATCACAAGTTGGTTCAAATTCTAAAGTTCCAGCTTCATATTTAACTAACATTTTATGTAAATTATTATATCTTATTTTTGTTTGCATATATTCTGCAACGAATCTTTTTTTATAATCGTCACTTTTCATAAACCAAATAGTATCTTCTAAAGATAATCCATCATAATGATTAATTCTTTTTATCATTTCTTCTAATGTTAATTCTTTTTCTACATTTTCAATATTTTCTTCTGACATTTTATTATTCTCCTTTTAAATTTTTACCAAAATCTCTAAGAGTTTCACAAGCTTCTTCAACACTCATGAAACCCATTGGTTCTTCTGTATTTTCTTCAACTATTTTTCTTATAAAATTAGTTTTACCATTTATTTTTTTAATAATGGCCATGCATAATCCCTTTTCTGGATCCCAAGCATCATCTTCTGATTTTTTTACAACAGTTTTAGTTCCATCATTCCAAAATATAATAGTAGCTGGATTACTAAATATAACTCTTGAAATCATTGAAGATATATCTTTTTGCGGAACATGTTTATATAATTCGGTTGTTAATGAATAATCATTATAGCAATATCTTAAAGCATCAACAAAATCATCATTTGATGTTGTCAATGTTTTATTAGATATAGTTAACGGACAAACATTGTCTAAGGCTTTAATGCTTACAGTTACATTATTATTCTTCTCTGCTTGCATATCTTGCTCCGAAACGATCTATGTTTTGATTAACATTAATAGCTTGAAGATAAGCACTTCTACCAGTTTTACCATTAACTTCCCAATCATATGGTCTAATATCCATATCAACACTAGCTATATCTATATCATCTAACATACCAATAGTATCTTCATTAAGTTTAGTAACCTGATCCCCCGAAACTAAATAAGCAGCTGGTCCTCTATTATTAAATTTAACCTTAACTGGTAAAAACATAAAAGGAGCATCTTCGTCATCACGAGGTGGTTTTATTTTAACATTCCATCCATCATTTACCAATTCATCACAAATTTCTTGATTTGGTATAACAACTGCAAAATTTCTATCTCCTTCTCTATTATATTTACTAGCAATTCCTTCGAAATTTCTATATATAATTCTTGCATCTTCTATTTCTAATACATTTCTTGTAAAATTAATTCTCATATTATTACCTCTCCTTTAATACAAATATAAATAAAAGGAGTAGATGTTTGTCTACTCCAATTTCAATTTTTAATAAATATTCAGATAAATTATTTTTTCTCAATTTTTGATGTAATAAAATTATCTAATACTTCATATAATCTCTTTCCAAATTCAATTCCTGCTGTAACAGAAGCTCCTATTAAAAAGAAATCTACTAAGTTAACATTTTTTCTTTCAATACCCATATAATTTATCCTCCTTTCATTATACTACGTGTATGATTCGCGAAAATATCAATCACTATTAGCAAACATTTCGAAATCACCATATTGAGATATAGCAGCAACTGCTTCATCTACTAAATTATTATAATAACTTTTATCAATGATTTCTTCATAATTTTCTCTTACCATTTCGGATTCAAGCCAACGATATCCTTTACTACCAGTAGCAGCATAATATTTACCATCTTTTTCACGAATTAATAATCCTCCACCTTTACCAGGTATTATTGGACAAAAATTTCCAACCTTTCCTACAAATTTATAATCATGTCCTGTTTCTATTATAGAATTTAAACGTTCATATGATGTTCTGTATTCTGGTTCAGAAATTAATTCTTTTTTAAATTGAGTTTCTAATTTAGATAATTCTTTTTCTTCTAAACTTACATCTGGCAAATTCTCATTCATATCTAAATATAAAGCACTAGTAACTGATTTAGTTTCACACATATCATCAAAAGTAATTGGTTCTTTACTGAACAAAGTTTTAAATACATAAGGTATTTGAAATTGTGTACCAGTTGCTGTCCATTCACCATCTTTAACTTTAGCAATATAAACAGCATCATTAACTAAACACATTTTCTCGTATGTAGCTTCATGTTCAAATGTATATCCATACTTTTTACCAAACTCCATAACAAACTCTATAATTTCCGGAGTTGCATTAGGTATTTTAATTGAATCAGTCTTAATATGAGCAACTGTAAATCCTCTTTTTTGTACCTCTTCTTTTAAATCAACCATGAATAAAGCTCCACGTTTAGCTACAATATTATCTTTATTTCTAATATCTCTAAATGGATTATCAAAATTTGCTGATGTTAAACCATATACAGAATTAATAGCCGTTTTTAATGCATTAGCTAATTCTTTAGATGTTAATTCCCCATTAATTACTTTTTGTA